CGGCGCGGTGTACCCCACGAACTCGGTGGACACGCCGGACGAGGACCTCTTCATCATCATCCGCTGGGACCCGACCAACGTGGCCTTCGGTTCGCACGGCACCGACCGCTTCACTGTCTGGGCCCACGACAAGGAGAAGGACTACGGGCGCATCACCCAGATCCTGAACCATCTGCGGGACCTGATCCCGGCCCAGACGCACCTCGTCGGAGACGACGGATGGGTGCTGACGACGGCCTCCTGGCTCGGCGAGGGACCGGACCTCTACGACGGTGGATACGAAACGCTGACCCGGTACGCCGACTTTCAGGCAGTTTCACGCTACGATTCTTCTGGAGTATAGTTCTCCAAGATCGAGAGGAGCCATCATGGCTGAGCAGTCCGGCGGGGACAACAAGGGACCCGCCAAGACCCAGAAGGCGATCAAGTACGTTGGCACCGCCGATGTGCGAGAGATCACGAAGGCCCAGTGGGCCAACATCGGCGTCGACGACCAGGACAAGACCGTCTGGGACGCCACGAACGGCTTCACCATCCTGGAGAAGGACCTCTCGAAGAAGGCGCTGGCCTACTTCGAGAAGGATTCCGGCTTCAAGCAGGTCGACGTCGAGGCCTGAGGCCAACCCCATGGACCTGCGTTGCACAGCGAAGAAGCACGGCGAACTCGATGAAGCGTTCATCGAGTTCAAGTGCTCCTCTCGTTTCTGTGGTGCAGGTCCAGGCGTCGTGGTGATCCATCGCTTCGACGCTTCAACAGGCGAACTGCGGGAGACCCTTCAGTTCAAGGATCCAGGAAGGAAGGGGAGTCACCATGGCTCTCGGAACGGCACTGCCGTACGGACTGCGTGACGTCAAGTTGACGCCGTACTCCGACTCCGGTTCGACGACGCTCGGAACCGCCGTCGATCTGCCCAATGCCCGTACCCTCTCGTTCAGCGAGGCGGAGGAGTTCACCGAACTCCGGGGCGACGACAAGGTCGTCACGACCCGAGGCCAGGGTGCCTCGGTGGAGTGGGACCTCGAGGCCGGTGGTCTCTCGTTCGAGGCCCTCAAGGTGCTTGCCGGCGGCACCATCACCGAGTCGGGGACGACCCCGGCCCAGGTGGAGACCTTCAAGAAGAAGGTGACGGACGCCCGTCCCTTCTTCCAGGTCGAGGGCCAGGTCATCTCGGACTCGGGTGGAGACGTGCACTGCATCCTCCCCCGCTGCCGCGTGACCGGGAACATCGAGGGTGAGTTCTCCGACGGGAACTTCTTCCTCACGTCCGGTTCGGGTGCGGCGCTGCCGTCCCTCAAGACCGGTGACGAGGACACCCTCTACACGTTCCTCCAGAACGAGACCGCCACCGCGATCGCCTGATCGCGGTTCAACCGTACGAGGACACTAGGAGCACTAGGATGCCGTCCAGCACCAAGAAGAAGCCGCAGGACCACAAGCCCAAGAAGACGACCAAGAAGCGGCCCGAGCCCAGCACGGCTCAGCCGATCCCCCAGGTCGAAGACCCCACCTCCAAGTACGCTCCCGACGCCTGGATTTCCGGCGGCGTGGGTGGCATGGAGGATCTCACCGTGCCGTCCGGCCAGTTGTGCCTGGTCCGGCGTCCGGGGATGGAAGGTCTGATGAAGGCCGGGGTCCTCCACAACGTCGACTCCCTCTCGCAGATCGTGAACGAGAAGCACCTCAAGCGGGTGTCCGGCAAGAAGACGGACGAGATCGACATGTCCTCGCTCATGCAGGACGACGAGGGCATGGAGCAGGTCACCAGCGTCATCGACAAGGTGATCTGCCACGTGGTGGTCAAGCCGGAGATCCACCGTGCCCCCAACGACGTCACTCTTCGTCGTCCGGGGGTGGTCTACACCGACATGGTCGACATCGTGGACAAGATGTTCATCTTCAACTTCGTCGTGGGTGGGACCCGCGACCTCGAGCGGTTTCGTGGAGGACTCGACGCTCTTGTGGGAAGCATGGAAGATGGCGAAGGCGTACACGACGAGGCCTAGCACCATCTACGCGATCCGGGACGAGGTCACGGCCTGGTCCTTCGACAAGGCAGTGTACATGTTCGGATCGCAACTTGAAGCAGAACTGAAGAACGCAGCCCACGGAGCCAAGTCTGGCTCCCAGGCGAACAGCAGACGCCAACGAGCACTCTCCAAGTGGCTCGGAGGCAAGCAGCAGTTCAAGGACCCGGTCGCGTCGGGTCAAGGCGCAGTGACGTCGAAGGGATCCGGACCCGTATCTCTCTAGACGACGAAAGGACGTCACTGTGTCGGACTACAACCTCGGAACTGCTCGTGGCGTCATCGAGATCGAGTACAAGGGCGACGGCGCCAAGCAAGCCTCGAAGGACCTCCGGGGAACCGGAAGCGCAGCGACTGACGCAGACCAGCGAATGCGCAAGGCCTCCACCGGGATGGCCGTGGCCGGAGCGGTCATCGCCGGTGGTCTGGCTCTCGCCGTCAACAGCGCGGCCGACTTCGAGAAGCAGTTGTCGAACGTCCAGGCGGTCTCCGGAGCGTCCGCGGACGAGATGGAAGTCCTGCGCAACAAGTCCCTCCAGTTGGGCAAGGACACGGCGTTCTCCGCCTCCGAGTCCGCCATGGCGATCGAGGAACTCGTCAAGGCTGGTGTGTCCGTCCAGGACGTCATGGCCGGTGCGGCCGACGCCACCGTCAACCTTGCTGCCGCTGGCGAGATCTCCATGCCGGAGGCAGCGGCGATCGCCTCCAACGCGATGAACCAGTTCGGCCTGGCCGCGAAGGAACTCCCCAAGGTCGCCGACAACATCGCTGGCGCGGCCAACGCCTCCGCCATCGACGTCAAGGACTTCGGCTACTCGCTGTCCCAGGTCGGTGCGGTTGCCAACCTGGCCGGTGTCACGTTCGAGGACACCGCCACCGCCATCGCCCTCATGGGCAACGCGGGCATCAAGGGCTCGGACGCCGGTACGTCGCTCAAGTCGATGTTCATGCGGCTCCAGCCGACCACCAAGAAGCAGGCCGAGTTGATGCAGGAACTTGGCATCATCACGGAGGATGGTGCCAACAAGTTCTACGACGCCGAGGGCAACATGCGGAGCATGGCTGACGTCAGCCAGACGCTCCAGGACGCTCTCAAGGGCATGTCGAAGGAGCAGCAGCAGGCTACACTCACGACCCTGTTCGGGGCGGACGCCATCCGCGGTGCTGCGATCCTGGCCAACAACGGAGCCGAGGGCTTCGGCAAGATGGCTGACGCCATGGGCAAGGTCACCGCAGCCGACGTGGCTGCGACCCGCATGGACAATCTTGAGGGATCGATCGAGCAGTTGAAGGGCTCCCTCGAGACCCTGATGATCATGATCGGTACGCCGCTGCTGAACGGCATCCGAGGGATCGTCGACGGACTGACTGGGTTCCTCGACATTGTCCTCAGCATCCCCGGTCCGATCCTTGAGGCCATCACGGTCTTCGCAGCGATGCTCGCTGGGCTGCTCCTCCTCGTGAGCGGGTTTATGAAGGTCCGGCTCGCCATCCAGGCGATGCAGGCCGGACTGCTGCTGTTCACCGGCCCGATCCTCCTCGTCATCGCCGCCATCGCTGCCCTGGTCGCGGCGTTCGCATACTTCTACAAGAACAACGCCAAGTTCCGGGCCTTCGTGCAAGAGATGGCTTCCGCACTGAAGGACCTGTTCGGCCAGGCGATCGAGTGGATCGTGCCGAAGTTGAAGGAGTTCGGTCAGTTCTTGATGACCGTCTTCCAGGCTTCGTTGCCCTACATCAAGCAGTTCGGCGACTTCCTGGTGTCGGCGTTCAACGCCATCCTCCCCTACATCCAGAAGGTCATCTCGTTCATGAGCGAGTTGGCCGGGATCTTCATGGACGAGGTAGTCCCGGTCATCCAGGAGGTCGCAGGTACGATCCTCGACTCCCTGGTCGGGGCATTCAACAAGGTCGTACCCGAGATCATGCCGATGATCGAGGCGGTGAAGGACTTCGTCTCCTCCATCCTGGATCTGGGTAAGGCCATCATGGGGACCCCGGCCTTCCAGTTCCTGATCGACGTCTTCCAGACCATCGCCCAGATGTTCGTGGGGACGATCCTCCCGCTGCTGGTCCGGGTCGGCGGGGTGTTCTACAACGTCTTCGTCCAGGTGCTGGGCACCGCGCTCCAGACCGCACTGGCCGTCATCCGGAACGTGTTCGGCATCTTCTCCGGGATCATCAAGATCTTCACGGGCCTTCTCACCGGCAACTGGTCGAAGGCCTGGGAGGGCGTGAAGCAGGTCCTGCGGAGCGCCGTTGGAGTCATCGGGGCCGTCCTCCGGGGCCTGCTCTCCACCGCTGGATCGATCCTCAAGGGCCTCGGCAACCTCCTGCTCGCCGGGATCAAGGCCATCCCCGGCATGCTGAAGGGTGCGGGAGGCCTGTTCCTCTCGGCCGGTAAGTTCCTGATCAACGCCTTCGCCGATGGAATGAAGAGTGCTGCCGGGATCATCGAGGGCATCGCCTCCAACGTGTGGAACTTCGTCCGCGGACTTCTCAACGGAGCCATCAGCAGGATCAACCGGGCGCTCGAGTTCACCATCGACCCTCCCGGCCCCGGCAAGGTGACGATCAACCCGCCGGACATCCCGGCCCTCGCCAAGGGTGGCGTGCTCACCGCACCCACCATGGCCTGGGTGGCGGAAGCCGGTCACGATGAGGCCGTCATCCCGCTTCGGGACCTCTGGCGCCAGATGGACCAGGTCTACCGAGCCGGTCAAGTGGCTATCGTAGACTCTGACAGCCTGCCTCGCGGCCGAACGGCCAGTTCAGGCTCCAACGGTGACTCCGGGCGCTCCCGGCTCGTCCAGGGGACGCTCCGGCTGGATCCGTCGGGCCGGGCCTTCATCGAGGGCGTCGCCCAGGACGTGTATGATGACAACGAGGACCAGACCACGACGATGAGCAGGATGAGCGGACGCCGATGACTACCAAGACCGTCACTAACGGATACGACTCTTACGTCGCCCAGAAGACGCCCACTGCCAACTTCTACAGCCAGTCTGTCCTTCGGGTTCAGGCGAAGGCGTCCTACAACCAGTTGTCGTACCTGTACTTCTCCCTCCCCTTCCCTCGGGGAGTGACGATCCAGTCGGCCAAGTTGATCATGACGCAGTACACGCCGCACACCACAGGCAAGTCGGTGCACGTCGCTCGGGTGTCGGCCTCGTGGGCTCAGAACAAGATCAACTACAACAACGACCCCGGCATCACCGGCACGGCGTCCAGTCTCACCAAGGGATCGACGGCGAACCTGACCCAGTGGGAGTTCGACGTCACGGCCCACATGCAGTTGGTGGCGAACGGCTCCCCGTGGTACGGCTGGCGCATGTACACCAACACCGCCACCCAGATGCAGTTCATCTCCATGAACAGCGTCTCCGTGGGGTATCGACCCCGGCTCGAGGTCACCTGGAGCGACGCCCCGGACCAGCCGGACAACCTCCAGCCCGCTGGGGGACGTGCGGTGTCCAAGACCAAGCCGACGTTCTCGTTCCACTACAACGACCCGTCCGGCGAGGACGGCATCCAGTCCGTGCAGGTCCAGGTTGCCACGACGTCTGCTCTTCTGACGGCCAACACTCCGGACATCTGGAACCCCGGTGCGATCGCGACGGACTCCGCCTCCATCGACGGCAACGCCGAGGGCATGCCTGCTCTCACGAACGGATCCACGTACTGGTGGCGCGTCCGTGTCACGGATGACTCCGGCCAGACCTCGTTCTGGTCTCTGCCGGAGTCCTTCTCCATCCAGTCCAAGGGTGCGCTGAACGCGAAGGTCGACGGCGGGGTCAACATGCTCAGTCAGATCCCGGTAGTGTCGTGGACGTTCACCGGTCAGACCCAGAAGCACTACCAGGTCATCGTGCTCCGTTCGGACGACCCTCTCGACAAGGTCTGGGACTCTGGGAAGTTGACGAGCACGGCCACGGCTGTGAATCTCCCCATCGGCGTCGTGAAGAAGGACACCGACCAGTTCCGTTTCATCGTCCGGATCTACGACCAGCACAACCGGCAGGCTGGGCCGGGGGATCCGGTCTACGTTGAGCAGGTCATTGACTCTGTCGTGGCCTACGACTCCGGTACGGCAGGGATCGACACCTTGGGAGGCATCTCGGACCCGGCCTTCCCGTACTTCGATCTCACTTGGACGGACGACGTTGTGGCGGACTGGTACCAGATCCAGCGACGCGTCCAGGGGGAGACCGCCTGGTCGTATGGCTCGGAACTCATCGACCCGGACTCCCACGCGACCCCCACTCCGAACCAGTTCACCTACTCGGACCACGGCGCTGCCATGTACAAGGACTTCCAGTGGAGGATCGTCCCCATCCGGGCCGGGAAGCAGTCCCAGTCGAACACTTCCACCAACGGTCGTGTACGCCGTCTGGCCCCCATGCTCCTCACCCCGGACAAGACCAAGGTCGTAGCCTTTGCGAACGCCGAGCGGGACCGGACGACCGGTGACATCCAGGACGTGGTTCCGGTGCTGGCCGGTCCCCCGGTTCTGTTCACCCAGTTCATCGGAGGAGACCAGGGTCACCTTGAAGGGGTCCTCGCGGACCACTTCCTGCCGGGCTACACCGGCAAGCAGATGTTCGAGTGGATGAAGTGGTTCCGCAAGAATCCCGGCATCCCTCTGAAGTTGTTCATCGCGGACGAGTCCCTCAACGTCGCCATCTACAACGTGGAGTACGACACGCTCGTGGACGGTGAGGGCCTGTACTACGCCGCCTCCTTCGATTGGGTGGCCATCTAGTGATCGACCTCGGACTCACCCCGGCCAAGCGCAAGCAACTGCTGCGCCTTCTCCACACGCCGCACATCATCCGGATGGCGGTGCTCGTTCAGACTCTCCAGGAGCAGTACACCGTTGACCTCTCGCCCTACCTGATGGCAGGGCAGATCAACATCCGCTCTAAGGAGCAGGTGACCCGTTCGGCTGACCTGACGATCTTTGACCCGTTCCGCCGGATCCAGTTGGACCCCAACGATCCGAGCAAGATCTCCATCGGCATGGCAGACCTCGTCAAGATCGTGTACGTCGTCACTGACCCGGTCACGAAGGAGTCGTTCAACATCCCGGTCTTCTGCGGGCCGGTGGACGACGTCCAGCGGGACGCCACCACGTTGAAGATCACGTGTGTTGGCAAGGAGTCGCTGGCCATCGGGAACTCCTACGTCGGCAAGATCTACAAGAAGGGTACCAAGAAGACCGACGTCATCAAGCACATCCTCCGGAACGTCATCGGGGAGAACCGATACCAGGTCCCTGATCTCAAGGCGAAGTTGCCGGCAGACTGGCGCCTGTCCCAGGGCGACATTCCTTGGGACCAGGCCAAGCGTCTGGCCTCGAGCCTCGGCTACCAGTTGTTCTACGACGGTCGAGGCGTCTGCCGTATGCGGGTCCCCGGTGGGAAGGCTGTACACACCTTCGACAACTACTGGGTGAGCGACTCCCCCGACATCGACTGGTCGACGGATGGTGTGATCAACACGGTGATCGTCAAGGGAGGTAAGCCGAAGAAGGCGAAGAAGAACGTCTCCTACACCGCCATCGCTGCGGCAAGCCACGCGCTCTCGCCCCAGCGCCTTGGCCGGAACGGGATCCCCCGGCACCTGTACACGGTGATCGAGAACAGCGGACTTCTCTCCGTAGCCGAGTGCAAGACGTTGGCGGTGCAGACTCTGAACCGGGGCCTCGTCCTCGGCTTCCAGGCGCAATGGGACGGACTCCCGATGCCGCTCCTGGAGGAAGGGGACATGGTCCACATCAGTGCCCACGGCCTGAACGCCACCGTCGCTCTGAACGACTTCTCCATCCCTCTGGTCATCGGAACGGCGTCGTACGGGTACAACCGGAACGTCGGTGCGCGCGGCGGGCAGCGCGGGATCAGCCGAGGGCAGTATCGTTCGTACTCGAAGAAGCGCAGCCAGTGGGCAGCGCAGATCCGGAAGGTCGATCGGGCCGCAGCGAAGCGGAAGGCTGCAGCAGCCAAGAGGCGTGAGAAGCGGAAGAAGAGGAAGAAGGGCAAGAAGTGACGAGTTCGGTTGCGAGGGTCGTTTCGGTAGTCACCAATCCCGCAGGTTCCTCCCTCCGGGAAGAGGCTCTCGCTGGTCACACCGTCCTTCAGGTCGAAGACGCTGCGGACTTCAACGAGGAGGGCGGATCCATCCTCCTGGAGGACAGCACCGTCCTGACCTATACCGAGGCCGACACCGAAGAGGACACCCTGACTCTCGCTGCCCCTCTCGCTGTTGACGTGTGGGTCACCGGCGATCCGGACGGAGACAACGACTACTTCATCTCCGTGTACCCCGGTTCCACGGAGATGAAGGCGGTCGTGGTCTTCGAAGACGACAACGACGAGGGTCTCCAGGCTGTCGTCCCTCTCGAGTTGCAGGGTTACTTCGAAGAGGGTATCCGGGACGGCCAGGACCGAGAGGCTGTCACGGTTGACGACGAGACCGGCGAGTGGCGGGTGGTGGAGGTCGCAGACGAGAAGGCCCTCCGGGGAGACCGGATCAATCCGGTGGGCCTCCCCAACCCTGTCCCGGTCTTCCCTCCATTGATCAGCCCGGCCCCCACGGTGTACGGGACGGTTGATTCTCTCGTCATCACGGTGGACAACCAGGTTGTGGAGCCGGGCACGACGGTCGACTACCACATCTCGACCGCAGAAGACTTCAACGCAGACATGACGACCCTGGTCCTGTCGACCAAGCAGACCGTGGTAGTCGTCAACACTCTGACGGACGGGTCTCCGCTTGTGCTCGACACGACGTATTACGTCCGCACGGTCGCCCATAACGAGGCCGGGACGGCGGTCCAGTCCACGCAGACCGCGGGCATGTTGGACCCCTCCAACGTCTCCCAGATCGTCGCTGCGCAGGTCGTTGCTGGATTCGTGTTGGCCGGGTCGATCCAGGTGGGAGACATCACCATCAACCCGGAGGACGGGATCGTCATCGAGTCCCCGGCAGGCCACACCAAGTTGGCGGCCGACGGATCAGGCAACCAGTTCGCGGGGCAGGGAGTCTTCGATGCGATCAACGTCCTCGGGAACCTCGGCATCTACGGAATCACGAACTTCTTGGCTGGCAAGTTGTCCATCAACAAGGGCGTCACGGACCCGGCTTCAATGCCGATACTCACTTCCCGGTACGAGAGGGGTCCGTTTGCTGCGGGGTTCCTCCGGCGCGGGTTGTGCAAGGCCATCAACAATGTGTGGATCACCACGGATTCCGTGGTGGACAACGGGAACATCCAGGGGTGGACGTTTGACGGCAACCCTGTGTTCGTAGGAGCGGACCTCCCCACAGGCAACGTTCCTGTGGGCGGAGTAACGCGGATTGGGAATGTCTTCTATGCGCTGGCTCGTGCCAAGAACACGAATTCCTACAAGATCTTCCGGTATGACGCCTCCGCGCTCGTTGGCGGGAAATATCCGTACCTCGGAGCCTCTGGAGTAGTTCTCACTGGTCCGACTTCCTACCCGATGATCGGTACGGACCTGTCCGGGAACCTGTTGATGGCGTACACGAATACGTCAGGACTGAACGTCCGTCGGTTGAACCCTTCGACGTTTGCAGTGGTTGGGGCGACCTACCTGCATGGAGCATGGAGTTCCACCATCAATATCGCTTCTATCCAAGAAGTCGTCCTTGGAGGGTCTACTCGAATCGTCGCTTCCTGGGACAGTGCACACTACGTGTTCAGCATCTCGGGAACCAACCTTGTACGTCAGACGGCTCAGGAGTGGCCCCGTGCTTCTTCCGGCGTGAGTGGACTCTTCCACGACGGTACGACCTTCACGATGATGGCGAACGCTTCGGGCTTCTGGTACTACACCAACAACTCCGGGACGTGGGACTTCGCGTACTCGTGGTTCGACAGTGACTCCGGAGGGACGGGCATTGCGGAGACGAAGCCTGGTCCGAAGCGAACGATCGCACCTACGAAGTACGCTCAGTGGGTCGTGTCACTCCCCTCGGCTCCCCCGGACGACGGAACGACGGACGGAGCCAACACTGCCAAGATCTACGCCGCGCCGAGCGGCTCCGCGCTCGTCTGCCAGACCACCTTGGCGGAAGGTGTTCTGTCTGCCACCTACACTGCGATGGCGACGTCTGGGGACGCTCCCAAGGTCGTGAACGAGTTCTCCACCCGGCTGGGAGCCGTCGGTGACATCACGTCCGTCGAGTCGGACGGAGACGGACCTCTCATCACGCTGAAGGGCGACGGCTCAGGCCGGGTGGGTCCGTACATCTGGGGAACCCAGGGCATCCCCGCTGGGGGTCTTCCGGCAAGGCTCTCCGCGGTGGCTTCAGTAAACCACACCGGGAACTCCACCACGGGTACGTGGCAGCCTACCAACTCGACGTCCGGGGCGTGGGTGGCCTTCGTGGCTCCTCCGAGCGGCAAGGTGGAAGTCAAGATCGGGGCGTACATCCGCCCCAACGCCGACGGTAACGGATGCTTGATGGATGCAGAGGTCCGGACTGGGGGGTCGTGGGGTGCAGGCACCGTGGTGCGCAGCCCGAACATCTGGACTTCTGTCGGCAACTACAACGTCAACTTCATCCGTGTGATCTCCCACGACTTCATCGAAGGGCTGACTCCGGGGCAGACGTACCATGCAAGGACGATGTACTATCAAACTGCAGGTTCGGGGCACCTCATCTCGAACAGTTACATGGAAGTCATCCTCCGGTAACGGGAAGGTACCTGGTGAATCACGTGAAGCAGATCGTGCGGTTCGTAACCTCCAACTGGGGGAACCGCATGGCCGTGCAATGGATCTCGAACATCATGCTGGCGGTGCACGTTGGCCTCGGCACGGCTGTGCTGGCCGGAGGTGCGGGTAGGTTCCCCTATCCCACCTATCAGCCGCTCGTGGAGATTGTCGACGGGAGGGTGTGGATCTGGGGAGTCTGGATCATGGCCTCTGCAGGTCTTATGATGATCCCGGCCAGATGGCCCCAGATCGCCGGGCTCTGGCTCGGAATGACTTGGCAGATCATGTGGTGTGCGGCTTTCGCCGTCGCCGTTGTCAAGTACCCTGCGGCAGGAGCGACGGCTGCCGTAGCCTATGGAGGGTTCGCCCTCATCGACGCCGCACTTCTGACCGCAAGGATCGTAGACCGTGATCGGGGATAGCCATGGACGCAACGGTGCAAGTCGCGTTCGTTGGCATCTTCACGACCTTGCTGACTACAACAGGCGTCATCGTCGTCGCGATCATCAACAACCGCAAGGAGCGCGGCCAGGCCGCTGAGAGTGCGATGGAGCGTACACTAAGGGAACGGATCATCTTGCGAGATGAGCAGATCGCAGACCTGAAGGCCGACCTTGCCGAACGGGACCGGGTCATCGAGCAGCAGGCAGAGGAACTCCGACTCCTCAAGGAGGGACGGCTATGACCAGCGGAGACGAGATCGTGAGGGAAGCCACCCTGGACGGCAAGGACCACCGATCCCGCAAGATCATCATCGTGCTGTCCATCCTGGCCCTCGTCGGGTTCGTGACGGCGGGTGTGGCCGGGTACATCGCCTGGGGGGATAAGCAGGAGCAGGTCAATGCCGGCAAGAGCCTAGCCGTCCAGGTGCAGCAGGCCTGCCAGGACCAGACGGTCAACACCGAAGACGTCCGGCAGTTGTGTGAGAAGGCCAAGCAGGTCGAGAAGATCACGGAGGAGGGTCCCCAGGGTCCTCCCGGTCTTCCTGGAGTGTCCGGCCAGCCGGGGTTGCCGGGCGACGATGGGGAGGACGGTTCTCCGGGGCCTCGAGGGCCTGCGGGCGCCAAGGGGGACACCGGGGAGCCTGGGGCCGCTGGAAGCGCTGGAGAGCCCGGTCAGAGCGGTTCCAACGGCGCTCCCGGCGAGACCGGCCCGCAAGGACCCCAGGGCGAGCGCGGCGCTCCCGGCGAGACCGGCCCGCAAGGACCTCAGGGTCCGGCTGGCGAACGAGGCCCCGAAGGACCGGCGGGGCCGTCGGCCTACCCGTTCACGTTCGTCTTCACGATCCCGGGAGACCTGGTCGACCCGGACCGAACTTTCACCGTCACGTGCTTGGCGCCCGCCGAGCCGTGCATTACAGAGGAAGGATGACCATGGTATACACCACTCCTCCGCCCGAGCCCGGAACCGTCTCGAACCTGGACCTCGGCGTCCAGGGCGACTTCGACGACGCGCCGGACGATGACGCGGATCAGGACTTCCCCACGGAGGTCAACGACGACGAGGAAGAGGAGGACGACTGATGGCTATCAAGCAGAAGCACGAAGTCCGCCTCCGGAACGGTCGAGCCATCGACTGGACCAAGCCTCCGAAGCCGACGACCATCTGCTCGTGGTCCAAGAAGACGACCGGCGGGCGAACCATCATCGGTTCGTTCCGGACCCTCTGCCACATGAACCGGCTCAACAACCTCGCCGTGAGCAAGTACGGCGTGGAGATCCAGGTGATCCAGCCGGACTGGAACACCTGGGTCAAGGCCTCTGCCGGCACGCACGACTACGACGCAACCTGGGACCTCTGGATCCCCGGCGTCAACCCGTGGGAGCAGCAGAAGTTCTTCCGGGCCAACGGGCTCGGTGGTTGGATGCGGAAGCCTCCGCTGTTCGGCTGGCACTACCACGGCTTCACCCTCCCTCCTCGGGAGGGCAAGTCCATCTCCGACGACTTCCAGGTCCACGGCTTCCGGGTCGGGATCTACGTCGACGGAGGCTGGTCGACTCGAGGTGCTCTCGTCACGACGTCCCAGATCGCGGACTACTACAACCACGCCTTCGGCCTGTCCTACCAGCACCGTCCGGGGAGCGACAAGACGTGGTTCCCCAAGGACATCAAGGCGACGATCTTCGACCTGGATGCCTACGTGGCTCAGCGGGCCAAGGTCAAGCCGAAGCCCGCACCCAAGCCCAAGCCGAAGCCGACCAAGAAGACGATCGCCCAGGTCGCCAAGGAGGTCATCGACGGCAAGTGGGGCAACGGAGACACCCGGATCAAGAAGTTGAAGAAGGCCGGGTACGATCCCAAGAAGGTTCAGACCAAGGTCAACCAGATCCTGGCGAAGAAGTAGGAGAGGAGGACAGACATGAAGAAGTGGGGACGCAAGTATTGGACCGACCTCGGCGAGCGCGTTGGCGCCTCGGCCGTGGGTGGAGCCCTGACCATGGTCACTGCCGACGCTGCGGGAGTCGCGGACTACTCGCAGCGGGCCTGGTGGGTCCTGGTCGGCATCCCGGCAGCCACCTCGCTGCTGAAGGGCCTCCTGGTCAACCTCGGCGGCGAGGAGCCGACGGCCTCGGTCGTCGACGTCACGTCCGAGTGACCGTCCAACGGGATCGAGGCTCTCAGAACGGCTTCTCGGGCTCCGCCACGACCACCACGTTGTCGTCGTGCTGGCCAGTGGCCGGGTTGTACCCCTCGCAAGTCACTACGACCAGGCGGTGCTTCCCGGTCTGGGAGAACAGACGCGGGGCCTCCTCGGCCAGCCGGGGCTTGCTGATCACCCGCACGGAAGTCACCCGATACCGGACCCCCGAAACCACGGCCAGCGAGCCTACCGGGGTGTGCTCCAAGTCGTCGAGTTCTCCCCCGCCGGAGTGCACCGTGTGCCCGGTGAGAAGGGTCACACCCTTCCGAGCCCCGGCCCGCTTCCCCCACCACCCGACGATAGACGGGTCGTCCGGCGGGACCAGCGCGTTCCCGTCCAGGGAGATCTTGACGATGGGAGCGCGGAACTTCCAGAGGCGGAAGTCCTCCGGGACGACGGGAGCCGGTCGAGGGAGGGTCGGCTCGGCCGTCGCCACGGAGGACGTCTCCTGGGTGGGGAGAGGCTCCTGGACCACCGTCTGCGAAGTGCAGCCGGTCGCCGCCAGGGCAACGATGCAGACCAGGAGCCTCTTCATCACAGACCCGCTTTGACGATGGTCGGGACGTCAGGCGTCCGGACCGGCGGGGTCTTCT